GGTGAGGATGCTACAGACTTATACGGTATTGGAAAGTATGGTAGCGATAGTTATAGATTATTTTATAAAAACGAAGTTCCTGATAACGTAGGCGATCACGAACTTCAAAGATATATTGAGGAAGAATTTTATGCAGTTTAATGAAGTGCCTTGGACAGATGTTCTAATTGATACTAGAGATTTTACTGTATTTAGAGATGGCTTTCCTGTAACAGAAGGCCACGTTCTTTTTGTGCCGAAACATCAAACTTGGGAATATTTAGAAAAATGCTATAAAGCAGCATATGCCTGGGGATACGATTGGGTACAAAAAGGTTACTGCGATGCTTATAATATAGGTCAGAATGTTGGCAATGAAGCAGGACAAACAATAAATTATCCGCACGTTCATCTTATACCAAGACGCAAAGGCGATATGGAAGATCCACGGGGCGGAGTAAGACACGTTATACCAGAAAAAGGCAATTATAGAAAAGGAGAAGATAATGGCTTATGATAGAACATTAATGATAGAAGCAATGATAAAACACGCAGAAGGACACATTGCAAAACACAAAGCAAATGTAGAAGTTTATTTTCACAATGCAGCTGGCGTAGGAGAGCATCCAGATATACTTGAAGCGGTTGAAAAAGAATTAAACATTGTAGCAGAATACGATGACCAAATCGCTATGCTCAAGAAATATTTTTAATGGTTGACAAAAACCTAAATAAGTGTATAATTAAAATAATAGACATCCTCGTCTATAACTCGGAGATAAAATAAATGGCATTACATAAAGCACTACTACATCGTCTTCAAACAGAAGGTATTCGACACTGGGCTGGAGATAACATTTCGTATGTTATGCAAAAAGGCGATAAAGAAAAACTAATTGAAGAAGCTACCGAAGCATTTGAAAATGTGTTAGACACACTTTTAATTGATCGTCATAACGATCCTAACTCTAAAGGCACAGCAAAACGTCTTGCTAAAATGTACTTTAATGAAATTATGGCAGGACGTTACGATCCTGCACCAGATGCAACAGCATTTCCAAACGACTCAGATGAACGTTACGAAGGTATGCTTGTAGTGCGTTCTGAACTTAAAAGTATGTGTTCACATCATCACCAGCCAGTAGCAGGTGTTGCATACATTGGTATTATTGCCGCAGACAAATTAATTGGCTTATCTAAATACACACGTATAGCACAGTGGTGTGCAAGACGTGGCACATTACAAGAAGAACTTGCAAATGATATTGCACGTGAGATTGCAAAGGCAACAGGTGCAGAACATTTAGGTGTGTATATTCAAGCAACACACGGTTGCTGTGAAAATCGTGGCATTATGGCACATAGTAGTCTTACACAAACTACTGTATTAAAAGGTTCTTTTTATAGCGACCCTGGTACAAAGAAAGAGTTCTTTGACAATATTAAACTACAGCAGGAGTTCAGCTGCTAATGGGTGATTATATTGCAGTGCGCATAGCACAAGTGTTTATTATAGCAGTGTTTATAATGGGTATGATCAGCTTAGGAATCGAACTTTATACAGAAAGGTTACCGCTATGAAACTAAGATATTCAGAAGCATTTTATAGTGTACAAGGTGAAGGTAAGTTTGTAGGAGTGCCTAGTGTGTTCTTGCGTACATTTGGTTGTAACTTCCGTTGTATGAACTTTGGTACAGACATTAAAAAAGATCGTTGGGAACAACACGCCGAAGGCAATCGTTACAATGCAGAGGTTGCAGAACTAATTGCAAATGATGTACATAAGACAACAGAAAAGTTTGAAGACTTGCCTATTATTCACACAGGGTGTGATACGTATGCAAGTATCTATCCAGAATTTAAGCACTTTAACAAACTTGCAGATGTAGACGAAGTAGTCGAACATTTGCTTTCACTTACTCCGGAAGGTAAGTGGACAATGGACAATGGTCAAGACATCCATTTGATTATGACAGGTGGAGAGCCTTTGTTAGCGTGGCAAAAGCTCTATATTGATCTTTTTGAACATCCACGTATGCGAGACTTAAAAAATGTTACATTTGAAACAAACACTACACAAAAGTTACACGAAGACTTTGTCAACTATCTCAAATATAGTGCAAGATTTAAGGTCACGTGGTCTTGTTCCCCAAAACTTAGTGTTAGCGGAGAACCTTGGGATACTGCTATATTGCCTGATGTCGCTCGTCAGTATAGCGATATTGACCACAGTGACATTTATCTCAAGTTTGTTGTCGCTAGTCAAGATGATTTTGATGAAGTTGGCAGGGCTGTGGACGCTTACAAAAGTGCCGGGGTACAATGTCCAGTATATCTTATGCCGCTGGGCGGACGTAGCGAAGAATACAATCTCAACGTCAAAGAAGTCGCAGAAGCGTGTATGGAACGAGGATGGCGATTCACTCCAAGACTCCACATCAGCTTATTCGGAAATGCCTGGGGGACTTGATAAGGTTGCCAAATATAGTAAAGGCGTACATACTGAAGAACAATATGAAAAATTAAGGAGGCAGTTATGAAAAAATTTATCAAAGACATAACAGGCATCACAAAAAAAGAAAAAGAACTAGAAGAGCAGGAAATGGCTCTTCTTAAAAAGAAAGACCCTAAGGAATATGCTACAAGACGCAAAGAGCCTTGGGTAAATGTACTTGATGTAAAAGTAAACGAAGACAATGTTCGCAACGGTTTTTTTGAACTTGATTGGAACAAATACTTTATTGCACAACTAGTTGAAGCAGGTTACGGTGTAGAGAACGATCCTGAAGAAGAAATTGTGGATCGTTGGTTCCGTGATATTGTTTACAATATGTTAGAAGCTGAAGGCCATAGTACAGATAGAGGTGCAGGATATATCAATGTTGTACCTATCGACAAAGGAAAAAGTGAAGTATCTTAATGGTTGACAAGTTACATAAATTATGTAATAATGTATACTGTAACTAATAAGATAGGCAATAACAAATGGCAACTTATGTACTAGTAGACACTGCTAATACTTTCTTTAGAGCTCGTCACGTTGTTCGTGGCGATATCGATACGAAAGTAGGTATGGCAATGCACATTACCCTTAACAGTATTAAAAAAGCTTGGAACGACTTTAACGCAGATCATATTGTATTCTGCTTAGAAGGTCGCAGTTGGCGTAAGGATTTTTATGAGCCTTACAAGCGCAACAGGCAAGAAGCACGTGATGCACTAACTCCTGCACAAGCAGAAGAAGATACTGTGTTTTGGGAAATCTTTGATGAGTTCAAAGACTTTATTGGTACAAAGACTAACTGTACAATGATGCGACATCCGCAACTAGAAGCAGATGATTTGATTGCAGGTTGGGTACAAGCACATCCTAATGACGATCACGTTATTATTAGTACAGACGGTGACTTTGCACAGTTAATTGCATCTAATGTAAAACAATATAATGGTATACAAAACGTCACTATAACACACGAAGGTTACTTTGATGACAAAGGTAACCCTGTTGTAGACAAGAAAACTGGTAAGGTTAAGCCTGCGCCTGATCCTGCATTTATGTTGTTTGAAAAATGTATGCGTGGCGATACTAGCGACAATGTGTTTAGTGCATATCCAGGTGTACGTAAGAAAGGCACAAAGAATAAGGTAGGACTGATTGAAGCATTTGAAGATAAATCTACGAAAGGTTATAACTGGAATAATCTTATGTTACAGCGTTGGGTTGATCATAATGGTGTTGAGCACCGTGTTTTGGACGACTACAACCGCAATGTAACACTTTGTGATTTGACAGCACAACCTGCAGAAATTAGAGAAATAATTAATAATACTATTGCAGAAGTAGAACCTAAGAACATATCACAGGTCGGTATGCGCCTTATGAAATTCTGTGCAAAATGGGATATGCAACGTATTGCAGACAATGCAGCACAATATTCCGAACCATTACAAGCGAGGTATCCTGTATGACATTAAAAGCAAAGCCTGTTTTAAAAGATAAATTTTGGATTGTTGAAGAAGATAACGAAAAGGTTGGTACACTATCTTGGAACGATGATCGATTTATGTTTAGTAATTCTGTTGAAACTTGTTTCTTTGACAATAAAAGACAAATGAAAAAGAAATTTGGTGTCGATATTGTTTGGACAGATATAGAAGAACAGGAAACACAACAAACATACGATGTACACGGATTTCCTACTAGTGTTTTACCATTCAACACAATGTTTGATGTAAAGCGCAAACTACCTTTGTTTACAAAAAGCGAAAAATCTAAAAGCAGTTATTGTGCTGGTTATTATATTATTCGCTTTGACAAAGGATGGGTGAAAAGTTTTTGCCCTAAACTTATTACGTGTGAACGATACGAAACAAAAGGACCGTTTACAACTGAATTAGAAATGCGTCAGGAGTTAAGCCGTGTCAATAGAACCAATTAATACAATACCATTTCAGCAGTTTATTCAACAGGTAAAAAGTGCAGAAAATAGTAGAGCTAGAGAAGTTAAATTATCAATCGAACAAGCAAAAAATTTAGCATTTACAATTGGTATTGTAGAAAGCAGATTACACGGTGATTTAGAAAAACTTGTAAAAGACTCTGCTAATGCTAATACCGAAGTAATAGAAGTAAATCTTGATGCAGGTTCTGGTTTTTAACTACGTAGATAACTAAAAAAGAGATAAATATATGCGTATATAATATAGAAGGATACGCATATGAGTAGGCCAAAACCAAATGTTTTATTAGAAAATATAAACAATAAAACATATAAAAGCGAACAAGTTTTAGAGGCAGAGGCTATCTGGGCTGTTTTCTATAAGAATAAACCATTCAATTTAAAGAGTTCAAATGCTCTTACAAATTATCCTGGACCTAAATATAAAAAAACAAGTTTCTCAAATCCAGGACACGCATTTAATCTTGCAAAAAAACTTAATGAATTATTTAAGTGTAGCGACTTTAGTGTTTATAAACTTACTAGTGGTGAAGAAGTTGAAGAATGAACTGGAAAGAGACATACACTAAGCTCTTTCTTAAAGAACTAGGTAAAAGTGTAAACGAAGCAACAGTTAAAGAATATATGCCGTTGTGGTGGTCGAATTTACGGAATAAAGACAAAGGCGGCCTCAGACTTACAGATACAGGGTATGAACTACTTAAACAAATAGATCTAGCAACATATGATATACCCTATCCTAAGGATATGCCCCTTACTACACAAGTTATAATCTTTTTAGATCAATTCATTGATTGTCCTTATTATCTTAGCACGAGAAGTATTACTGTAACGAACGAAAAAAAGGCAGTCGAACTTAGCCTTTTTTCAGGAGATTTACGTAAATACGGGCTTGTAAAAGCAATGAAAAGACAAGAAAAATCCTAACCTATTGATATTACAGTATTTCTTTTTTGAAATAATGGTTGACATTTTCTGTAGTGATGCTATTATATATACATAGTTAGAAATTAGCACTGATAACACAAGGGAATACACTATGGATACAGCAACTCGTACAGTTAGTCCAAATGGGGCTAAAGCAAGCATCAAACACGCTATGTCAAAAAAGCGTCCTATCTTTTTGTGGGGACCTCCAGGTATTGGTAAGTCAGACATTGTAGCACAGGTTACAGACAGCTTGCCTAATTCACATTTGATCGATATTCGACTATCACTTTGGGAACCTACAGATATTAAAGGTATTCCATATTTCGATAGCAATTCAGGCACTATGGTGTGGGGCGCACCTTCAGAACTGCCAGATGAAGATTTTGCGGCACAATACGACAATATTGTTGTGTTCTTTGACGAAATGAACTCGGCAGCGCCAGCTGTACAAGCGGCAGCATACCAGCTCATTCTTAATCGTCGTGTAGGGCAATACAAATTGCCAGACAATGTAATTATTGTTGCGGCAGGTAACCGCGAAGCTGACAAAGGTGTTACGTATCGTATGCCTGCTCCGTTGGCTAACCGCTTTATCCACTTAGAACTTACAGTATCATTTGATGACTGGTTTGCTTGGTCAGTTGATAACAATCAACACAAAGATGTTGTAGGTTATTTAACTTTTGCAAAGAAGGACTTGTATGACTTTGATCCTAAATCACCTAGTCGTTCTTTCGCAACACCGCGTTCTTGGTCGTTTGTGAGCGAACTGCTTGACGACGATCTAGACGAAAACACCCTTACCGATTTGGTTAGTGGTGCAGTTGGTGAAGGTTTGGCTGTCAAGTTTATGGCTCACCGCAAGGTTGCTGCCGATATGCCTAATCCAACTGATATCTTAGCAGGTAAAGTAAAGGATTTGCAGAACAAAGAAATCAGTGCTATGTATTCCTTAACTGTATCACTTTGCTATGAGTTGAAAGAAGCATCAGACAAAAATGATAAAAAGTTTGATGACAAAGTCAACAATTTCCTGCGCTTTGCAATGGACAACTTTGATACAGAACTAGTTGTGATGGGCATTAAACTTGCTCTTACACAGTATCAATTGCCCATTGATCCGGACGAAGTGGAGTGCTTTGATGAGTTCCACGATCGTTACGGGCACTACATTAAGGCAGCACAATCCGCTGATTAATGTCAAAAGAGTGGGTTCTTTTGAGCCCACTCTTTATTTTTTGGTTGACAAATAGCGTAAATATTGTTATACTATATGTATAGAAACTAAAGAAGTAGAGGGAAATATGTTAGACTTTTTACCGCACGTAGAAAATACTTTGCAGATGTCAGCTAAAGATACTGCGAGTAAACTCAAAAACTGGCAACCCGATCCAAATATTACTGAAGAAGAATTAGACGTAATGCGTGTAGAGGTTTATGATCGCATTATTGTTGCAAGAGTAGGTTTGCTACTTCGGCATCCCTTTTTTGGTAATATGGCTACACGTTTGCGTATTTTGGCTGCCGATGATTGGTTGCCTACTGCTGCCGTGGACGGACGTAACCTCTACTACAACACACAGTTCTTTAATGCAATGACAAACAAAGAGATCGAATTTGTCATTGCACACGAAATTTTACATTGTGTATTCGATCATTTAGGACGTAGAGGTGATCGAATACCTCTGTTGTATAACATTGCCGCAGATTACATTGTAAATAATATTCTTGTTCGCGATCGTATTGGAGAGAAGCCTAAGATTGTAGACTGCTTCCAAGATTTCAAATACGAAGAATGGACTTCTGAAGAAGTATATGACGAGTTGTTCGAACAAGCTAAAAAGAACGGTGACGAATTTGTAAAACAGTTGGGCGAGATGCTAGACGAACATCTTGATATGGATGGAGACGATAGTGAAGGCGCAAGTGACAACGGTGAAGAACAAGATAAAAACGGTAATGGAGTAAGTAAGAAGAAACCAAAGTACTCTAAAGAAGAAATTAAAAAGATCAAAGACGAAATAAAAGAGAATGTTTTGTCTAGCGCACAAGCCGCAGGTGCTGGTAATGTTCCTGCAGGTGTTGCTCGAATGATAAAGGATCTTACAGAACCTAAAATGAACTGGCGACAGATACTTCGTCAGCAAATTCAATCAACAATTAAAAGTGACTATACTTTTATGCGTCCAAATCGTAAAGGTTGGCATACAGGTGCAGTGCTACCTGGTATGAACTTTGACGAAACTATTGATCTTTGCATTAGTATTGATATGTCAGGTTCTATTGGCGATGCACAAGGCAGAGACTTCCTTAGCGAGATTAAAGGCATTATGGAAGAATACAAAGATTATAAAATTAAATTATGGTGCTTTGATACTAAAGTATACAACGAAGATGACTTTAGTGCAGATGACGGTCGTGACTTGCTAGATTACGAAATTATGGGAGGTGGCGGCACCGACTTTATGGCCAATTGGGAATATATGAAAGAAAACGATATTCAACCTAAAAAGTTCATTATGTTCACAGATGGTTATGCTTGGGATAGCTGGGGAGATGAAAGTTATTGTGATACAATTTTTATTATTCACAGCAACCGTGATAAGGGATTACAGGCACCTTTTGGTATCACAGCACACTATGACGAGGCAGCGTGAGACACAAAGAACCTAATCCATTAAATGTATTTGATGTGAGGCAGTGTGTATTTGCACCGCCTCACTTTGAGTATATGAATATACCTATGACTTATAATCTAGAACAGTCAATTGTAAAATGGGTTGATAAAAATTTAAAACATAGATTTTATGTTGGAAAAAATGTATCTTTAGATACAAAAAATAAACTTACAAATGTGTTAACAGTTGGATTCGAAGAACCAAAAGAAATGAGTTATTTCACTCTAGCTTGTCCACATTTGAAGTACAAATAAATAAAGTGCGCATATATACTATTACAAGGAGACAAATATGAGCGATACAAAAACTTCTGATAAGACTGTTTCGCAGGCTGATGCTACAGCAGCATTAGAAGGGATGCCAACTGATGCACAACCAGCACCGCAGCCAGCACCGCAAGAAGCGTCAGGACCAGATCTTACTGTACAAGACCTTAATGCACTTAAAAGCATTATTGATGTTGCAAGCCAACGTGGTGCATTTAAACCCAATGAAATGGTAACTGTTGGCCAAGCATACAACAAATTAGAAACTTTTTTAGAAGCAGTAGCTAAACAGCAACCTGCACAAGGAGCATAAAATGTTAAAACACGTAGGCCGAATGGCGAAAAACCAAAGAAAGGTTGTAGTTGCATACAATGTTGTACCGGGTGAGCCTGATAGTGCAGTTGTTGTTACTACAGAAAATTTATCTGCAGATGAACACGATTCGCTAATGAAACTAGTTGAATCTTCAGCAGGACAAGAGTCTATGGATCTTGCCGAAGCAATGATGCGTACACGTTTACCAGATGGTAAAAATATGTTAGCTGCATTCCATACTACAGGAAAAATGGCAAAAGTACCTACAACAGAAGTAGAGATGACTCCTAATACACAGACTGCAATTAAATTAAGCGAGATTAACGAAGCAATCGCAGCTCAAAGAGGTGTCAGTGTTGCAGATCTTGCACAAAAAGGTCCAGGAGGAGTAACTGTACCAGCACAAGACAACAGTGAACTTACTGCTGATCAAGTTGCAGCCGGAGTTGCATCATCTAATGATGGCGTTTTGTCTGATGCAGATCTAGCAGCTCAATATAGGTCACAAGCTGATGCTATGTTCAAAGAAGCAAAAAGACTTCGCGAACAGGCAGAAGAGCTAGTGCCTACAAAAAAGAAAGCTAAAGCGAAGACCGAAGAAAGTGCCTAAGAACAAACTTCCTCCAGAAGTCGTAAAACACTGGCCGGAAGTTTTTAAAGATATTGAAATCAAGGCAGTTCCTATAGAATACATACATAGTATGAGAGTATATTTCCTGGATGGAAAAATATGGGAAATAGAAATGGATAAGCAAAAAGTTGCATCCAAACAAACACTAGATTCTATAGAAAGTAGCTTAGAAACTTTTTTAGCACAGCACGACGAAGAAATCGACCACGTAGACTTTAGACTTAACACTACAAAATTGGTTAAGGATGTGTCTTCTAGGACCAAAAACTTTATGAAAAAAAGAAAGTAGATTATCGGAATATTGAAAAATTGTATAAATACTATTAATAAGATATTCCAGGAGTATATAAATGGCGTTGCGATTAAGAAGAGGTACTGATGCAGAAAGACTGCAATTAGACGGTGTAAACGGCTTATTGCCTGCAGAAGGTGAACTACTTTATACAACAGATACAAAGAAATTATATGTAGGCGATGGCGCCACTGCCGGTGGTATTGCTGTCGATACTGGACTTACTACATTAAATGCTTCTAGCATCGACGACTTGCTAGACGTAGACACTAGTGAACCAATTAACACTCCTAACAATGGCGATATACTCACTTGGGATAGTGCAACAACACTTTGGTCTCCTTCTCCTTTGAATATACCATCTGATGTAAACGAACTTACTGATATAGATAACTTACTTGCTGGCGGCGGAGGTGGCGGCATTGTCGAAGGCGGCAATTACAAATTTAACTTGTTTGGTCAAGATTCTAGCATAATGGTTGATATCGACAACAATAGAATTAGAGCATCAGGCGGTGTAATAGGTGATTTAACCGGTGACGTTATTTCAACAGGCACAAGTAGATTTAGTGGTACACTTGATTTAACCCCCGCAACATTACAATTACCTAGTTCAATAAACACTGATCTTGTTGGTAATGCTAATGGTAACCATACAGGATCGTTTAGTGGAGTAGTTGATGGCGAACTTATAGGAAGTGTATTTGCTGACGATTCAACACTACTAGTTGACGGTGTTAGCGGAACAATTACTGGAACAGTTACTGGAACAGTTGATTCTAGTGTCGGAGTATCTCAATTTGGAAAATATAATTCTGGGGCTATTACTTCATTAAATGTTTGGTCTAATGATCATTTAGGATTTGCACAAACTGCACTAAATGTAATAAACACAGGTGACACAAATATTGCTAATGAATTAGGTGTTTATAAAACACGCGGTACTCCAGATGCTCAAACAGCAGTACAAGTTGGAGATATGTTAGGTGGGTTTAGTTATGCTGGATTTGACGGATCAGTTCCACAAGTTGGTGCTACAATTCGTGGTATAGTAACAGATATTTCTGCAGGAAACATATCAACAGATGTTGCTATTTTAAATAGAAATGGCGCTATCGGAACTTACACAGAATCGCTTAGAATAAAAGCAGACCACGGCGTTGTTGCTCAAAACTATGTACAGTTTGGTTCGTATGCAGATGCAGCCACAAGAGATGCTGCTATCACTGCTCCAGCAGCAGGTATGGTTGTTTTTGTTACCGATGTTGCTAAGTTTACAGGATACGACGGTTCAAGTTGGGTTAACTTAAACTAAGCGAATAATTTATTAGTATTATACAACTCAAGTATTTCATCAAATTCTAAACCAGTCGTAAACTGTGCATTAAATCTAAAATCATTTGTGTCGTTTACTGCATTATGATATTCTTGTAAATTAAAAATTACAGGAAGATTCTTTTTATAATCAACACTTGCTTTTAATGTAAAAGTTGCGTTATCGTAATCAGCATATGATCCTTCTGTAAGTTCAAAGAAATTAGTAGGGCCATACGTGTTCATATCAAAAGGATATATAGGAAAATTTATTAGTGTTACCCTAGGCGGCAATCCTTCTACTTTTCTATCTATATGAATTTTGCCTTCAGTGTAAGGTGTTTGTCCTAATATTTCATAAGAAACAGGAATTAAAAAACGTTTTCCTACTTCATCCATAAGTTCTGTAGGTATCAAATGTCTTGGGCAAAACCAATTCCAGTCATATTTTCCGTATTTGTTTGTTCTATAATTTGCACTTCTTTTATAATTCTCTGCATTAGATAGTATATTATCAGCAAGAGCATTTCGTGTTTCTATTTTAAAATTTATTCCTTCTACGTATTGAAAGTAGGGGTACATTAATTTTTCCTTCCTAAATAATACATACGTTTACCCATATCCAATGCTACAATATCTCCTGTAGCAAACCAATCATCATATATGCAGGTAGGACCTTTTACGTATAACTCGTGATCAACTATTTTCCAATCACAGTAGTAAGTATCTCCCATAATTGTATAATCATCTGGACAACGTTCTTTTACATATTGTACTTTATCTATACTATCAAATTCAATATTAATAGTAATTGGGCCTATTTCACTCATACCCCAGTTAGGTTGCACAATAGCACCTTTACTTACAAATGCTTCTATCATTTCCCACGTAACAGGATCACTGCCTCCTAGTATACGCTTGCCTGTAAGATCGCAATTTGCAAATCCTTTAGTATTCATTAGAGCTGTCATTTGTGCAGGTGCTAAGAATGTATGTGTATAATTCGCGAAATCTTTTAAGAATGTAAATGCGTTAAACTGTTTTATCTTAAATTCAGCACCTATGTAGTACGCAGGAAGCGTCTGTGTAAGTAATCCTCCTGCGTGAGTCATACGAGTTACTGTAAGTACTTTACTGCGCTGTGTGAGCTTCTGTGCGCTTACAGCAACGTCTATACACGCTTTTAAATTATCTGGAGATCGATATATGTCTTTAGGATCACCTGTTGTTCCACTAGATCTAATAGTTACTCCGCTTTTAAAAATACCTGCCCAGTCAGTCATTTCTCATATTTCTCTAAACTTTTATTAATAGTATTATTTACACGTATAAACTGTGTACGCTCATATAGCTCGTTTATGTGTTCTGCACCTACATATGTACAAACACTGCGTAAACCGCCTTGTATTTGATTTATAACGCTTTTAATAGACCCTTTACAAGGTATTAACAGGTCTCTACCTTCGTTAGGTCTATATTCTACTTCTGTAGGCTTATTAACACTATACATCTTATCGCTACCTAAACCGTAAAAATTAACATACTTCTTGCCATCTATTTCTACAATATTATCACATTCTTCAGACTTAGAAACCATACCTGCAATCATAACCATTTCAGCGCCTGCTGCTATTGCTTTACACACATCGCCTGCTGTAACACACCCACCGTCTGATATTATTTTTGCACCAGTGTAATCTATTGCATCATAACAATCCATTACAGCACTTACTTGAGGTACACCAACACCTACTTCTGATCTTGTTTTACAGGCTGCACCACTACCAACACCTACTTTAATATAATCTGCTCCTGCACGTACTAATCCCAAAGCTAACACTCTATTAGCAATATTACCTGCACAAATTTTAGTATTAGGAAACTTATTTCTATAATGCTGTATTGTACTTAACATACCATCAACATTAGCATATACATTAGCAATGTCTACATTTATCATACCGATATCAGGAAATTCTGAAACTACAGCGTCTGTCTTTTCGATATCCCAAGGCTGTACGCCGCTAGTAATAGCAATATATCTTCTATCAGACATTTCACTTAAATACTGTCTATGTTCATCTAACGAGTATTCCTTGTGTATAAAAGTAAACACACGTTCTGGGGTCAATAATTTAGCAATCTTATATGTACCTGTACTAATCATATTAGACACTACAATAGGATAGGCAGTTGTATCAAGCCAATCTATTTCAATGTTTACACTTTTACGTGTAAGAGGTATTTCACTCGGTCTAGGATCTATAAGTACATCGTTAAAATCTAGTTTTACTTCAGTATCTTTAAATTTTTCCATTTAAAATCTTCTCTTAATTTATCTGTATTAGTAACACGGCGTTCTTTATCAATAAAACTAATCTTAGGAGTTTTGATAGAGCTTTTATTTCCAAATAGTGCAAAATCTTGATTAGGATCGTGTGTTAAATTTTCGTATGTGTATATCTTATACCAACAGTGTGTATTATATATATCGAGTAACTGTTGTTCCGACTCTATGATACGGCTTATAATATCTTTGTGTTTTTCATAATTGTAATCAACTGTAATGTTAGGAACAGTTTCGTCTTGACCGAAACGATACTTATTCATTTCGAAAGCAAGTATCATTGAAAGAATACGTTCGTATGTATTTTCTCTATAAAGCAATACAGGAGTTACATTTGATAGCAAATGATTTATTCTTGCCGTGTCTAATTTTAATAATTGATCAATGTGTATTTTAGCAACCCAATTATTTTTAGAATTTATTAACCAATCTATTCGTTTGTATAATTCTTGTAAATCTGAATTTACAGAAAGTCTGTCATAATCACTTTCTAGTGCTTCAAAATTTAGTTTAATTATTCCATTGGTATAGGTATAAGTTTCAGGAGGAACTGCTTGTGAAAATATTTCATTAAGATATGTGTTTCCTAATAGTTGACTAATACTTTCAAAACAATACCCGCTGCCACATCTATATGATGTAATTCCTAATACTTTCATACTGAATTTATTTTCTTTTCGATATAATTAGATATCATATCTAATTCTTCTGCTTTATATATTTTATCAATGTATGCATCTTGTGCAGTAATATCTAATATATTATCTTTACTACAATAATTTAAAAGTTCAAAATTAGGCACTTTTATTTTGCTAAAATAATTACTATTGTAGTAATCACTAAATTCTGTTGCTTGTTTAAAATTTGCCCATTCTGCTTCCCATATCATAATATGCTTATCTAATTTATGTGTTACTGTAGATTTTATATCTAACAATCCTTTATCTTCTGCCCATTTAATTACTTCTTTATTTTTTGTAGGAACATATCCGTAACGTGCAGCATCGATACTAAAATCACTGTGGGTATTCATATTTGGATCTGTGCTTATATGCAATCCCCAAAATAAATAACAATCCCAGTTTTCATTCATCCATTCTAAACTTTTATGCCAACTGTCTACAGGTTCAAAAGGTAGTCCTGCAATCATTCCGCAAGTTCCTCTGTACAATCCTAACTTGTCCATAAAAGCTGCTTTAGTTTCTAACAGCCCCTTTTTAATTCTATCTGGATGCATACCTTTGCCTATTGCTTTTGCAGCATCAGGATGCAAAGTTTCTATACCATAAAAATGTCCCCATACCCTTGCATTAATTAACAAATCTAGTTGCTGAGGCCTACTAATAACTAAATCTAATCTAATAAAAGCAGTGAAGTTAGGCTCGAATGGTAAACGTTTAACAACATTTGCAAGTCTTTCTATTTTGCTATCTCTATCATTAAATGTATCATCTGCAATAATATAGTTAGTTGTTCCCCATTTTTTATAATTGCTTATAATTTCGTTATAGATACTTTCTTCACTCCGACTATAATCTTCTTTTACCCCTAAGAAAGCATAACTGCAATACTTACATCTAAATCTACACCCTCTGGTCATTTCTAATGTAAGTACATCGGTCGGTAATACAAAATCGTTACTAGTATAATCAACTCTATAATTTGGTATTTCTAGTGCTCTATAATCTTTATTAGCATCTATAAGTATAGATTCAGGAGCAAATAATGGAATTTTATGAACTGGTGCTGGTCCATTATTAAACATATAATCTAGTACAGGTTCCAAAGCGTGTTCTGCATAACCAAATATCATCACATCGGCACCAAAATCTTGTTGATATGGTCTAGGGCCACCTAGTAGATATTTTGCTCCAGGAAATTTATTTTTAAGGAACTTAATTTTATCTATTACAAATTGGTCTTCCATCCATAAGTTACCAAATGCAAACAAATCAACTTTACCAAATTTTATAATATACTGTGTTAGTTGTTCATTTGACCAACGTGTCATCCAGTCAATTACTTCTACATTCCAGCCTTTATCACGCATCATACCTGCAATTTTGTATGCGCCCATTGTTCGTCTAGTAATACTAGATCCACTATCATTAAATATTACTGCTGTTTTCATTTTCTTACTATAAAATTCCAACAAGGATATTTTCCGTACCCATTATTAGGAGGAAGGTTATCTTTTTCAAATAAAATAAAGTCAAAATCAATAAACGCTTCTATAATTTCGTTTTCTTCTAGTTGTGGCGGTGTGTATCCATTGCCTACTATAGGAGACTCGGGAACAAGTCTTCCAGATTGATTACAGTAAATACCATTTTGCGTTAAGTGTTTTTTAATGTTGCTTACGTAGTCTTGTCTGTATTCGTATGGTATAAAATGAAATAATCCAAAATCTAAAATAATATCATATTTCTCGTCTGGCCAGGGGTCGTCAACTAGATTCATACATAAGAATGTAGCTGTACTCTTTTGTTTTTTTGCAAGCTCAATTGCTTTTGACGAAATATCAATACCTGTTACCTTAAATCCCATATTAGATAAAAATAAAGAATTTCTTCCTTCGCCGCAACCTAAATCTAGTACAGTCTTTCCATCAATATGCTCAATAAACGTGTTTAACACTGTAGCCGGTGTTTTCCCCCAGGCAGGATTGCCGTTTGAGTAAATATCATTCCAAAATGTCGGTATATTTACTTCATAATCGTTTAATTGTTTATTAACTGGATATTGATTAAATGCCATTTTTAAAGTCCTGTAATGCCTCTTCAAACGAATCTTCATATGTCCAACTCCAAATTAATCTATAATCGTTTGTGTTGTTTACGATATCGTGCGGTGTATGTGTATCCATTAAAACTGGTGAGGTTAATGAATATTCAAAATCAACTTCTCCACCGTCAATATATGTAATATATTCATTTGAGTACCAAACTTTAGGACCGTGTGCTCCGAAACTTTCTAAGTATTTTTCTTTTACAGGAGTATAATTTTTAAAAAACCGTGTCAACGTTCCTTCATTACAATTATATACAGGAATGTTAAATGTACAATCTCTTTGTGTATCAATATGTGCCGGTAATTGCCCTGGTTCAAATTTCATAAGTTTTATAAAATCTTTTAATTTAGGATGTTTATCTCTTATATCTTGTAGGTACTTATAGTCTTTGACTTGTAATACATTTTCATCTGTATACCTTAATGCTAGTGGTGCCGGAGCATCTATCCAGTCTTGAGTAATCCATTGTGTTCCTAATTCAACAAAGAAATTTATATCAATATCACTTTTACTAAACTCTTTTACATATTGATTATGAATCATATGATTAATCCTTTTAATTTTTTATTATATATTTCGCAAACTTCTTCGTATGGTTCTTCAAAACACAACTGAAAAACTATTCTAGGACTTTTGTCGTTGTATTCTACGTTATGAAAACACCCACCAGTATTTAATATTGCTCCGCAATTATGGTATCCTACACTACAAACAAAATTTTCATTATCATCATAAAACATAGTTTTACTTGCAGTTGGTGCTAATGGAAAATTAATTACAGTTTGCCTAGGCATATATAAATTTTCATATTCGTTATAACGATTACGATCTTTATGTATTTTACTTCCTGTTTCTGTTACACGTAATAATTGGCACACACAATTTATACCTTTAGGTTTAAAATGCTGAATTGTACTAGGTAGTTTAAAAAAACTTATTTTATAACTTATGTCTACAAATGCATCTGTGGCTAGTGCATACTCAAGTAACGAATCTCTTGTTACTTGTGATAAAGCATATTGTACTTGTTTATAATATGGATCATAACTCTGTAGCATATTCTTTCTTTTTATTTTCGTATTTTTCTTGTAACAGCTTTGTTACTACTCCAGTTTTTTGTGTTTCTGTAATGCCGCCGCTTGAACTAGTAATAAAAATTTCATCAGCATTATGAAACATTGTTGTTGTAATAGGCATACGTTTAAAAGTTATATTATTTTCTTTTGCTATATCTTCAACGACACTCATAGTAATACCTTTAAGAACATTATTATTTGCTGTTTTAATTACTCCGTCTTTGACAATGCCAACGTTAAATCCAGGGCCTTCTGTTACAAATCCATTTGTATCTACTAAAACTGTAGTGTCGTACTCTTCTGGTTTATTTCGCTGACTCATTGTAAGTTCAATCCAGGCCATATTCTTATATTGTTGACCATAGTAATCATCGTTAACACGATTTGTATCTTGATCTAAGTATAATTTAACTTGCGGATTTTTTGCAATAGGATAACTAGGTTTAATATACATTGCAAAATGTGTAGGACAATTTTCTAAATCTCTTGGATTTCCGCTGGGAGGAAAACCTCTCCAGATAATAAACCATACAAACGCATTGTCAATAGGATTACGCTTTGCAAGTTCTTTTATAATTTCTAAAGGATCTACATCAGGTATAGTTAGTCCATAACGTTCTGCACTGGCTTTAAATCTTCCTAAATGCCTATCATAACAAAATGCTTTGCCGTCATAGACCGGCATAACATCGTAAGTAGCATCACAGTGTATAAAACCAAAGTCAAGTATAGAAGGGCCTATATCTCTTAATGGTAAGTATTCACCGTTTTTATATGCAATTAAATCTAAAACATCATTCATCAAAATGTACCTTTCGTAATTGCGGATCGTCAGGCAATTTTTGCTTCAGTGTTTTCAAACGATTTATTCTCCATTCAAGGAGTTTAAAATCTAACACCCAAGGAAAAATTGCGTGTATTAAACTTCCTATTGTTATAAAAAGTAAAAAGAAAAATTCCCCTATCGCTAAACGGAAATGCCACCAATAGCCAGCGTCTTCGCGACCAGCTTTAGCCTTAGCTTCTTTAAGGTGGGCAAAATTAAACCACATATTTGTTCTGTATCCTTTCTCTACGTTTTTTATATTCTTGAATATTTAATTTCCATAAATTTTGTTTTGTATAATATAATTCTATTTCTCCTTTGTCTTCTAATATACCTTGCTTTGCTAATAATCCCATTAATCGATGATTCCTAGCAGCTTTGCCGTTAGAATGATCGTTATATAGATTTGTTGTCATATAAAGATTATCACTTGGACACCAATCTATAAACAAAGGTATAAACTCTCTCTGTGTTAAACTATTCCAATCTCCTTTACCTAGACCTTTAAAACTATCTGTATGAGGTAATTCGCATCCTCTAAAAAGTATTCTCCAAGCATCATTAGAAACTTCAGGTAAAGGATGACATCCTGCAACTGCTATAATTTCTTCATCTCTAATTGCACACCAATATTCTCCTTGTGTTTTACACCAAATTAATTTCATTGCACGAAAGCTAGAGTTATTTTCATATCCTAAATCTTTACATTTATTACAAAATACTTGTAACATATCAAGATGTTTATCTTGTATTTTTTCTATCTTAATCATAGTACTTGAAAATTATGAACAGTATTTAAAAAAGTACGTTCATTTAATTTTACATTAATTACTAACCAATAACTAGGGTCTTTTTTTGTATTAAAAAGTTCGTGTTCTTTAGCAGTATCAATAAAATACAATCCTCCAGATTCCCAATTTAATAACTTTCCTTCTAAAATAAAGTTACACGGATTAACTAAAGGAGATATTAATCTAAAACTATCTAGCTTTGTTCCTCTAAAATCTCTATGTTTAGGAAAAAATCCGCCAGGTCCTAATTTTAAAATGTGTGTTCTAAATATATCTCCCTTCCAAGGATCTAATATTTTTTTCAAATCTTCATTTTCATAAACCGGAGTTGGGACACAAAAATCTTCTTCTTCGTATGTTGTACCATTTTCTTTATTATATTCGTGTAAACTATCTAGATCAGGGATACCACTTATTCCGCCATCTAGACTAGTAATACTCAGTCCTTGCCTATTATTCGGTAAACGTCTAGGGTTATACTGTACGTACTCAAAGTTTTCTTCAGTCCAATCTACAATTTTGCGGCCAGGAGCATAAAACTTTAATTGGTTAACTTTGCCATAAGTTACAAGGGTGTTATAGAGTTGCATACTATTATATATCGTATTTTTCAGTCAGTACTAGCCGTATTGAGTTATATACACATATAAATAAATTGTGATTATAGAATCGATTTCAAAAAATAACTGGTTTACAGACTACACTGTACAATGGCGTCCAATTATGATGTGCAATTATGATTGTAGTTATTGTAGTCCGACAAGTCATTTAGCAATTGAAAAACGAAGCATACCTACTGCTAATGATCTTATTAAAGCAGCAAAAAATCTTAGAAACGCAATTCCTAAAGACAAAGAAACAATGGTTGTTATTACGGGTGGAGAGCCATTTTTAATCAAAGATATACACTTATGGTTAGAATATTTGTTAGACAATAATTTTTATATAATGATATTTACAAATAGTAGTCTAAATGAAGAAACTTACAAAAAGTGTAAAAAAGTTTTTTCAAATAAAAAATTACTTTTTAAAATGAGCTTTCATCCTGAATTTGCAGACATAGATAAATTTGCAACACTGGCAAATAATATACAAAAATTAGGTGCAAAAGTAGAAATACGTGCAATGTTAGCAAATAAAATGTTTGATAAGATTGATGAATTAGAATCTAAAACAAATGTAGATTTTATTAGACTTCCTGTTTTTCCGTTATATAATAAAAAAGAAAATAAAGTAAACCCTATAAACAGTAGCAGCAGAAACTTAAAAGACTATTACCAAACAGCTGACGACGGAAAACTAAACTATTTTACAAAAGACGAATTACAAAAACTTAAACAATACGAAGATGTTGACCCGCCAGATTACTTAAAAATAAAAATAAACGATAATATAGATTACAGTGCAGATAAAATAGTTTTGCAAGGAAAAAATATTTTTAAAGGTTGGAAATGTAGTGTTGTACAACGAAAACTGGTTATTAAACCAAATGGTGATTTACACTATGGTATATGTAATAACGAAGGAGTTTTTGGAAATATCTATGATGAAAATTTAGATCTATTTTCCAAAAAATTTACCACCTGTAATGCTCCGCTTTGTGGAGTAATAGAAGAAGTTATGTTAGAAAAATATAAAGATGTATAATAAAGTAGAACACATACACTTAGAGCCAACTAGCGAATGTAACGCTAGATGTCCAATGTGCGAGCGCACATATGAAACTACATTAGAAACACACCCTTGCTTAAAAGTCACAGAGTGGAAAAGCAACGATCTAGATAAAATCTTAGATGATCCGTTTTTTAAAGATGTAAAAATTATACATATAAATGGAAACTATGGAGATATTGTAAGCCATTCTCACCCTAAAGAATTGTTAAATGTCATTATAAAAAGAAATATTGCATTGCATATCAATACCAATGGCGGAGCATTAAATACTGAATTTTGGAAATGGTTAGGCTCGTACGAGAGAGCACTAGTTGAGTTTGATATAGACGGTTTAGAAGATACTCATCATTTGTATAGACGTAACACAAGATTTGATATTGTAATAAAAAATGCAAAAGCATATATCGATGCCGGAGGCAAAGCTAAATGGGCTATGAATGGATTTAAGCACAATGAACATCAGGTTGAAGAATGCAGAGAATTAGCTAAAGATTTAGGCTTCAGTCAGTTTTACTACAGACCTTCAAGTAGGTGGATGTGGTCAAGCAAACTAGATATTTTAGATAAAAATTACAATTTTGCATACAGTATCGAGCCTGCAAAAGAATTCCAAGATCTTGCAAGTAAATTACCTTACTACAAATCAAGACCTCCTGAAGCATATAAAAACAAAATATACAATAAACGTGTTCCTTTAGTAGAAACTAACTGTAATGTAAATTGTAAGGTTATAGGTGAAAAAAGTATATACAAGCTAGAGTCAGTATACATAAGTTCTGATCAGCGGTTATGGCCGTGTTGCTGGATGCACCTTGACGATATTAGATCAGACTGGAAGGAAAATAAAGGCGGATTTGAAAGTTTGTTTAGAGACAAGGATAGAGATTTTAATAATTTGTTAAAAAATTCTGTTTCTAAAATGTTAGAAAACGGATTGTTTAAACGTATAAGCGATAGTTGGAATACTAATAATGTTTTATACGAGTGTGCAAGGACCTGTAAAGATAAAAATAACTTTCAAATGCAGACATCAGTAAGCTCTCACAACGATCTTAAAAAGTAAAACTTTTTATAATTTTTACTACTTCTTCATTTTGATCTTCATATTCTTCTAAATATTTACGTCCTATGTTAAAAGATTTTCCGCTCACAGTTGGTTTTTCATATAAACCTAGCTCTATTGCTCTATTTAAAAATATAAAATGTCTTTCTATTCTTTTTTTGTAATCGTTTTCTTTACTTTCCCATTCAAAATAATTAGTGATATTATGTATGTCATAATCTTCTGAATTGATATATACCGGTGTACCTGGAATCATAATCATAGGATGGTCAGAAGCAACAGTTTGAACAACTTCAGGATATTCTGCAAACATCTCTAATATTTTAAGTGTGTCTTGAAAATCTTCTTCTGTTTCTGTTGGAAATCCGACAAACATTAACGGAGTAAATTTTAAACCTACTTTTTTCATTTCTTCTAAATGAAATCTAACTGCTTCGTTAGAAAAAGGCTTACCTATTTCTTTTCTTATTTTTTCACTTCCGGATTCTATCCCTACACTAACTGTCTTTAACCCAGCTGCTATCATTTTAGAAAATATTGTAGGATCTGTTTGCCGTATTTCTCTAAATATAAATTGTCCGTTGAACTTAAATTCGACTCCAGTTTCTTCTGTAAACTTTGCTATTACTTCTAACATTTTTACAAATTCTTTTTGATTACCATTGATTAAACTGTCTGTGAATCTAAACCTTTTAATATTATGTTGGTGATACAAATGAATCATTTCATTTGCTATTCGTTCTCCTGATTTCCATAAAAATTTACGCCATAACAAAGGTACATTACAAAATGCACAGTTTCTAACACATCCCCTTGATCCGCTTATATATAATAGAGGATTATTTTTGTATAAGCTAAAATCTATTCCAGTATAATCTGCATAAGGAATAGTTTCTCGATCAAAATTATTATCAAAATCATAATTGTTTATTCCAGGATAATCTTTAACTCCTTCTAGATACTTCACAATAGAAATTTCGGCATCACCTGATATAAAATCGTCAATACGTTTCATTCTTTTTAATCTATCTATTACTTCTACTACACCGTCGTGAGATGTAGTCAAGGCTGGGCCTCCTAAAACAATCTTAACATTAGGATTCTTTTCTTTTATAACCTTTGTTACTAAAAAAATACTAGGAAAACTCCAGTATGAAAAAACAGTTATTCCTATTATCTTTGGTTTTTTTGGAGCAATATATTTTTTATAGTACCGATTTATTTCTTTAGTATACTGTCTTTCTATTTTTAAAACAAGATCTTTGTCTATTAATGTAGTGTCAGATACATTCCAAATATATCCCATTTTTGTATCAATAGTTTGTTTATAAAACCAAGCATTAAAATCTAAAAATTCACTTTTATACCCAGCAGATTTTACACAACCATTGAGCTGAGCAACTGCAAGAATTGGACCTTGCACTTCTAATTTAGGAACTGTCATAAAGAGTATATCAAGTGCCATAATTTTATTTTATTTCTACCTTTACTAAGTTTCTTTGTAAAATAACTTTTAAAAAATCTTCTGATATGTTTTTTTGTAATATACCTAATGGAATATGTCCTATACTGTTTTTCGGATCGTGAATATTAATCCCGCCTTCTACCATCCATTTTTTACAAGCTTTAATTTCTTTTTCTTGGTTATAGATTGTATTTGCTTGTAATTGAAAAAAGAAACTAGGACTATATTCTTTCAACACTACAGCAGTTTTAGGTGTTCTCCCACTTTTCATAGTTTTTAAAAAATCTTCCCCCAATGCATTATAATTTAAATATACTACATAAGGTTCTATATAAGGACTATATAGACTGTAATCTTTTTCATCAAACGCTATTTTTTTAACATTAGGAACTTTTGATATAGGATCTACAACTCTAAATCTTACCCTCGGTGTTAAGTATTTATTACTAAGTTCGTCAGCTAATTTTTCAGAATGATGTATATGATCATTAAAGTTATCTCTGAGGCGTGTTGCTTCCTTTTTTGATAAATTACCGTTAGATATCCAATCATTATTAGCACTAATAGATTCGTATATAAAATGTAATTCGCTAAGATCGTTTATACTGAAAGAGACCTTTCCGGCATCTATTGTATATTTAAAAGGTACTGTATCAGGTATATGACTATTGATATGTGTAATTGTGTTGCTTAATTTTTTAAATTCAGTGCCATACTCAAATCCGCTTAAGGTAAGCTGATATTCATAATTAGAATTATTAATAACTTCTTGGAGTTGTTTACACCATTTATCAATAAAATAATTTTCAAATAATTTTATTTCAATAATATTTTTATATACTTCTTTATCTATATTTTTTTCAAAATGTAAGTTTAATACTTTCATTTTACTCCAATCCTCATAAATCTTGTATACTTAGATAATTTAAGTTCCCCTTGATAGTATACATCCTGCATAGGAGTAGTTCTACTAAAATCGTCTAGATCTATGCAACAATTTATGTGTTCTGGTAAATCGAAGTAATTATTAGTTTGTAATATTACAATTGTTCCTGTTGGTATGTTTTCATACCATTGTTTAAAATTTTCAATGTGTTCACAACTAGTATTAATAATAGTATCAGGCATTTCTGTAAGATTCAAACTACTTCCATCGGCTCTGTAGGTAATGTGTGTAGTAGGATATTCCATATCAAGAATATCTATAGTGCTTGCTTTAAACTGCCAGCCATCCATTACCCAAGGTCTATTCATATTATCAGCTATAGATGCACAACTACTATCAATATCAAAGCTACGTATTTTTTCAAATTTATCTTTTGCACGTTCAAACATTAAACTAGCAAGTGTACCATACCAACCCGCACATATAAAAACAGTACCTAAATTAGATGGCAAATTTTCAACAAGCCATAGTTTACTTTCTAATTGTCCTAAACTAAAAGCATCTACCATAGCAGTTTCACTTTCAGGAAACATATTAAGAGTACGCTTTAGTTGTGAAACTACTTTATTTTCAGGATAAAGATATTCTAATCCATTAAGTAGATTAACTGTATTGCTCATCAAATTGCTCCTTTAACCAGTCGAAATTATTTATTAACTGAAGATCATTGCTATTAGAAAGGCCAAACTCGCGGCCAGCCCTAGCACCGGCAAGAGCATAGGAACCGTAAGGTCTGTCTTCTCCAATTGTACACCACGTTTCAAGTCTTTGTTCTGTTTCTTCATTTTTCTGCCTATCAATTATTTTACTACTAAGTTTTGCACACTCTCTAAATGCACTTTTCCAAGTGTTAAAAGGATCTGTATTAAATGCTGTAATATTTGATATTTCTTGTATTGCATTAAACTTACCACTTATACTTGTAGTCATATCAGGTTTACTAGTGTCCATATTCAGTGTTTCTTTTCTCGGAAATAATTTTACACCTCCGTATCCGTATACAAGATCATTTATAGGATTTTTTGATCTCCAAACAAAAACATTATCTTTTTTCCATAACGGAACTTGATAATCAAACTTAAAAGTATCAACCATTTGTGCATCACCGTCTACAATCCAAATCATTGGTGTATCACAAATTTTTGCTGCCTCAATATGTGCTTGGTGTATTCCTTTTACTCCGTGTACACGTTTTGTTTTTGGATACTTTTTACATAAATTTTGATAATTTTCATCTGCATTAGGTTCTTGGTAACTTATAAAAACAATATCATACGGCTTAGGTGTACTAGCTATAATATCGTTTTCTTTTTTATTAACAACAAATCCGTAATCCCATTCTCTTTGACTTATTTCACATTGTTTGCTGCACAAAATTATACCATCAAAATAAATACCATTTTTAAAAATATGGTTGCTTTCTCTATCATATTTGTTATCGTGTGTAAAATAAAAATCAAAATCGAAATCTTCTGCTACATTAACGTGTGAAGGTATAATCCAAAACATTTCAGTAGTAGATTTTTCTAAAACTTCTTTGTATTCTTCATATGTATCTGCTTTATAAATGTCATATTTTTTAGGATAACACGCAATAGTATTCCATTCTTTTCTATTTACGAAGTGTCTATACTCGATTTCATTTTTTGTTACAGGAGCAAATTTACTACACAAATATATTCCTAATCTATTATTTCCTTCAACTTCTTGTAAAAAACTATGGTTTTGTTGTCTATCTATTGTTTCAAAATGATTTATATAAAAGTTATTTGTAAATTCTTTGTCAACATTTATATTTGGACTACTCATCCAAAATAAATCAGTCGAAGTGTTTTCTAATGCATAACAATAATCTTCATAAGTTTCTATTTCAAATATATCAAAAGGTTTAGGAGTACTAGCTTTAATATCTACTTCTTTTTTATTTTGAAAAATTCGGGTAGAAAATTCTTTATCAGTTACATTAACACTTTTCGGAAATAAGCAAATACCATCATAATGTATATCATTTAAAAAGACGTGAATATATTCTTTGCTCCAATCATCCGGTTCATAATCAAACAAAAACGATTCTAGTGGAATTGTATCTTGCCAAACTACCCAAAACATTTTTGTAAAAACTTTGCGTTTAGCTTTTTCAAAAGAATCTGTACGTTTGGCTGTTACAAAACGTTCCTTTAATTTTTTCCAGTTATCGTCATTGTTGCCTATATAAACAATATCATACATTATGTCTAGTATTTCCGTAATGGACAAATCTGTTTGGGCCAGCATAAGATCTCCAAGGATCAAACACTGTATAATTACCGGGTTCTATATCATCAGTTTCGTGTACTCTTACAACTACCATAGGACTATCTTCTACTATCCGACCGCCTAGCTCTTTAACATAATATTGCACTAGCAAACTATAACTACCGTCTGTATATTCTACTCCAGGCTTGTAACTGTCGCTACTAAACTTTATTTTATTTCCGTACTTGAGAATTTCAATAGCCATATTACGAGCCTGCTGCTCTCGTGCATTCATTACACTGTCAAATATATCATATCCCAAATGTAACTGATCAGCCATATAACGTAGCGCAATATTATCTCGTGGATGACAAGCACCACCGTCTCCCATTCCTGCCTTCATATAGCTAGGACCCATAATACGCTGTGTACTATCCTTTAATGCATTAGTTACTACATCTACATTAATATTACCTTGTTGTATTGCAACGTCTTGGATCATATTTACTAATCCAATCTTAGTGCTAATAAATGTATTATAAAACACTTTTATGCACTCGCATTCGTCCCAGGTGCCAATAACATAACGAGGGTTGTTTTCCATTATAGTTTTATAAAAGTCAACAAGTTGTTTAGCATCGCCAGTTTCTGTACCGTCTTCAGTACCAATCATTATCATTTCTGGATTGACCATATCCCACGCAACAGTTCCCATTGCAATTAAATAAGGGTTATAAACAAATCGAGTATTTGTTACTAATGGTTCTAGTTCTCTACGGACTGTTCCTGGCAATACAGTGCTTATAAGAACAAGCAATTGGTCGTTGTTCATATGCTTGTTACACTCAGTAAGAACTTCTTTGACGATAGAATAGTCAAAATCTTTTGGTTCTAAATGCGCTGTTGGAGCTCGGCCGTCATAGTCAGGATCGTGAGGAGTTGGAACAGCAACAAATACAATGTCTCTGCCATTTACTGCTCCTGCTATAGTAGGAAACTGATCAACATTGTTAGTCTTACACTTTTTAATATCATAACCCGTTACATCGTGTCCTTTGCTTGCTATAACTTCTGCACACGGTAATCCTAATTTACCTAATCCTATAAAACATATCTTCATAACATTACCTGCCATACTCCATACTTATATGTATCTGCCAATGGCACTGTATATTCATCTATTCTGGATCGTGTAAGTTGTACAGCAATGGAGACCTTTTTAAGATGTTTATTTTTTCTTAATTTATAGCTGCTTAGTTCTCTTGCATCGTTTGTACATATTGGATAATGAAATCCAGTATAAATTAAGTGTTCTATATTATTTCGTTTGATATACTTTTTTAGTACTGTTGGACTAAGTGTTGACAAATCAAAATCTATATCTAACAAAGGATGCGGGTCATTTGGAGAAACATAATTTATTTCTATAATTTTAGCACCTTGTTTTTTAAGATCGTGTAATCGCTGATTTAGATAAGACACAAACGCATCATTTGTATATTTTTCTTCGTCATACCTATAAGAATTTTTAGGTAATCCTACATCTATTACTACAATACCAATATTTTTATAGTTGGTTATATTTTCCTTTAAATACTGCATAGCATAAGGTATTTATAATGTATGTATATATTGATTTCGGAGATATGGTTATACCTGTTAATTTGTGTGACACTCCTTATAAAAAACATCTAATAGATAATTTAAATAGCATTGAAGATTGGAGGGCAAAAAGTTTATCTCGTCCTACAGTAAAGGAATATAATGACAAAGTAGTAAACGACAACTGGTCCATTTTACACGAGTATTATTATAAACTTTGCCAAATACTACAAACACCGCCAAAGTATAATTTGCCTAACAAATTTGATAATACAAATTATTATCTTAATATACTACATAGATACTTTACAACTGCACGTACACATAAAACGTGGGACAATAAACATTTCGATATGAATGAAGAAATATACGATTTAATAAATGGCTTGAATGATTCGGTGCATATAATTGAAACGTATACCAGCAATTCGATTATAGAAGCATACAAAAGTAAACCAGTCCGTTGGTTAGAATTAATCGGAACACCTGAAAACAACGATAATTTGTTAAAAGTAGACGACTATCCTGAATATACGTCTCAAAATTATAATGTTTATGCAATAAAACAAATAACTGGTAAAGACTTTATTACTTCGTTTTTTGATAACGATACAGCAAATGCTTGGGATATACAAAATTTTCATATTACATATATAGGATTTTGTATAGATGTATTTGGAGACTTTAAAAGAATATGGAGTGACGAAAGATTTATTAAATGGCTAGAACAATCTAATTACAACGGCAAAGTAGGTTATTTTCCTGTCGGAAACATAAAGGGCAAACACCTAAGATATTTACAGAAAAATTTTAAACAAATTAATACAAAAACTTTATCAGTTTATCTTTAATAATATTTTTTGTAGGCTGTTTTAAAAAAAGATCTTGGTTGTGTTTACATTTTTCTAAAATGTGTTTATCTATATCTATGTCTCTTTTTAAATTTTCTATAACAATA